CATCTTTATCACTCATAGCTCTTAAGTCAAGACCGCCACCTTTTTGAGGACCATAAGTAGCAGCACCAACCATAGCTAAATCAAACATTGTATTTTTCAGACCTTCACCAGCTATACCGATATCTTCTAAAAATTTAGCAAAAGGACTTTTTAGTGCGTCGGTAAAAGCTACTGAAGTCATCACGCTTTCTTTAAATTCATCAAAATCTGCTTCTCTACGGTCACCGTTATCATTTACTATGCTAAATTTGTAACCACCTTCTTCGTAAGGTTTAGAAAAAACTGCCCCTAAACCTTGAATACCTACTCGTAACGAATCAAGTCCCCTTAGGGTTCTACCTGCTATATTATTAAAAGGTAAGTCCATAGCATCTGGGTTAGCATCAACAAAAGCTTTAAGCATTTTATCTTGTTCTAAAGAAGCGGTAAAATAATTTGTATACGCTTGTTGAACTCCATCTAAACTTTCTATAGATTCTTGATAAAAATCTCGTCCAGCTTTTTCTCTAGATCTTTGCATTCCTGCACTACCTCTAGTGAGTTCAAAAGTACCGTCACTGTTCATAACCATACTCATACCTGAGTCATCTTTATAAGCTGTAGGGTTTTTCTGTATGTCTGTCTGACTTACAAACAAACCTTCACCGTTTTTATCTAGAACCCATTTCATAGTACCACTAGTGCTGGTAGGTGTTAGAGTATACCCTAACTCCTGTGTTTGGTAGTTGTATTGTTGAGGAGATAACATTGCGTCGTTAAGTTCGTTACCATCAACATCTTTTCTAAGATAATTTTTTACATTAGTTTGCTCATCATGACCTTTCCTTAAAACTGCACCGTCATTTTTCATAGGATCCCAGTTATTCACTTGGTCTTGATCGTATAAGACATTGACCATGCCTCCTGTTTTATCTACTACAGTCCATGCTTCTTTGTTTCTATTTTCTGATTCTCTAACTTGGTTAGGATATTGTTTAGCCATAAATGCATAAGAAGCTTCTGACATTGGTACTGTTTCTTTATCGGTAAAACTACCGTCTGTGCTTATATCAATCATTAAAGGTTTTTCAATACTATTTTGCATCAGTGATTTATTTAATGCTACTTTGTTTTTATAGTCAAGCATAACAAACTGACCAACAAGATTATTTACGTTTTGTTGCTTCTTAATACCTAAACCAGCTATAGTTTTCTCATATTCTCTTTCTTCTTTTCTTTTAGAACCATAACCTGATATAAAGGCTTTACCGAGAGCTGCACCCCAGTCCTCACCTTTTTCACCAGAGTTGATAAGGGAAAGCCCTGCTGCTAAGTAGGGCATAACCTTGTCGGGTTGTTGTATAAACTCATCATAATCCATTTCACCGACCATATCGGTTGCTGCTCTTTTATAGATATCCATTTTTTCTGGGTCAGTTAAACCTTCTAGCATACTAGAACCTTCAAGGTAAGAGGTAAATGAATCTTCATTTTTCATTGACCCAGCTAGACCACCAGAAGTTACCGCTTGGTCAGATGTTAAGTCATCGTCCTCACCTTTATTCGCCCCTAAATTTACATCTAAAAATTCTTTTATATCTGCCCCTTCACCTTCACCACTATTCATACCGTCTATTATTGCTTGGGTAGTTGGGTCGATTACTTCATTACTAGTAATACCCGCCCCGTAACTATTTTTATAGTCCTCAGGTTGCATAACTGATTCAGGCATCAAACTATTCTGCATTAATAGATTATTGAGAGTATTCCTGTCAAGACCTAATTGATTCGATATAGTTTCTATAGGTATGTTTTGATCAAGCATAGTTTTAGCTTGAGCCATGACCCTTGATTTATCTACATTCGCCATTAAGTCTTGCTGGTTAATTGCCATTATCTCAGTGCTCCGTATACGCCTATTGCCGTACCTAACCCTTGCATCATTGAGTTACTACCGCCACTACTTGAACCTTGTGCTAAAGTAGTACCGCCTAAAGTAGGGGCTAGTCCTGCTGCGGTTTGACCTGCTTGTCCTATTATTTGTCCTGGTAAATTATATTGACCTACAAAGTTTTGATAAGCTAAATCTAATCCTGCTTGATTTTGACCACGTTGCATACCACCTACACCCATCATATTATTAACGTCGCCTTGACGTAAAGCTGATAACCCTTGACCTAACCCAGCCATTTGACCGCCTACGTTAGACCCGAACTGACCAGCTTGTAAACCTGTGCCAGCTAAGTTTTGACCCGTACCGCCTAATACGTTACTTAGTCCTGTGCCTAGGCTACCTAGTCCTCCAGCTGCAGTACCTATAGTACCCGCTAGGTTTTGTCCCATACCCGCTATTTGACTACCCATACCCGCCTGAGCACTACCTAAATTAGCCATAGCGTTAGCTTGATTAAGCTGTGCACCTTGCTGACCTAGTCCTAAAGTACCCATAGCTTGACCACGTTGTATACCTTGTGCTCCTTCACTTAAACCTAGTTGACCTAAAGACTGACCAGCCTGTAAGTTTTGAGCGTTTTGATTAAGAGCTTGTTGACCTAAAGTTTGACCAGCTTGTAAATTCTGAGCATTTTGATTAAGTGCTTGTTGACTTAATGCTTGACCAGCCTGAATATCTTGACCAGTTTGGCTAAGACCTAATTGACCTAATTGACTACCTATTCCTGCTTGCTGACCAGCTAAATTACCTAATAATCCTGCTTGTTGTGCTTGTCTATTTTGTTGTGATTCAAATGCTTGTTGTGCTCTACCTGCTGATGACTCATAACCTTGAGCCCTTAACCCAGCAGCAGTTTTTAATTGAGCTTCCCTTAATGATTCTTCTCTTTCTTGTGCACCTAACCTAGCTCTACTACCGCCAAAAGCACCAGAGCCTATAGCTTGTGCTCTACCTGCTATATCTGCTTTAGCACCTTGATCTTCTAAATCTTGTAAAGCTCTACCTACTACTGCGTCTTCGTAAGGGTTACTAAAACTTGCTATTCCACTAGGGTCAAAACCTTGAGTAGCACCGAACCCAGTTTGAGCTGCAGCTCCTATATTACCTAAAGAACCACTGATGGCGTCTTGTGCTCTACCTAAATTAGCTCTACTACCTAAACGGTCGGTAGCTTGGCTTAAATCAGCTTGGCTCCTCAACATGTTTTGTGATTCACCTAAGTTAGCTTGACTACCTAATAAATTACGAGCTTGACCTAAGTCTGGTCTTGAACCAGAAACTTCATTCATTGCCCCACTTAAATCTACACCAGCCCCGCCTATCATTTGACCAGCTTGACCTAAAGTATCTTGACCTTGACGTACACCGCCTAAACCTTCAAACGTTGCGTCTTGTGCTATACCTGGGACTTGTCTTAATAGACCTTGAGCTTCACCTATACCCGCTGCACCTTGCTGTGCCCCTTGACGCATAAAGTCCATACCTTCTTGAGCACTACTTCTAGCGTCACTATAACCTTGTTGAGCCATTTGGCTACCTTGGTCAAAATACGGTTGATAAGAACCTACGTTTTCAGCTGTCATCTGCATGGCTTGTCTTTCAGCAGGAGTAAAGTCAGCTATCCTTTCACCTTGATACGTATACGGGTTAGCCCCCGCTACGCCTATGCCTTGTAGTTTGTTTACTAAATCTTGATTTAGCATAGGCATTATGCCAGGGATATTTGCCCCTGGGACACCAGCCATAAACTGTCTATAATACTCTGGAGGTAACTGCTCGGTACGTCCTGTTGTTTGTTCTGTTGCCATTATGCCCTACCTAAACCCATACTCTGGGCTTTATTTTCGTTCATGTCCATCATAGCGTACAGCTGAGCTATACCCGTATCATGGTCACCGTTACCTATTCCTTTAACTGCTTGTTTAGTCATTACGAACTCACCGTCTGCTAGTAATGCGGGTACTGTATCTTTATCGCCTGAACCTTCAGGGTCATTAATATCACCGCCTATTTCTCTTAAATCCATTTCTGGTAGTTGACCGCCATCAGCCAACCTCGCTATACCAGTAAGTTCTTGTGCTGGTGCTAACATATTTTGATCACCCTTAGTTTCATGTCTTAGTTGTGGTATTTGTCCTATTTCGTTATTTATAGGTCTAAGTTTTTTCATAAAACCACCTTGCATGCCTCCACCGTTATTATCAGGGAACTTACTTTCAATAGTTTGAGCAAACTCCTGCAGAGTAGAATCAACTTCATCGGTATTTAATCTACCTTTTATAAATTCACCTACGGGTTCAAGTGCATTCATAACGTCGCCTTGTGCCCCTCTCCTTTGTTGAATTGGTTGCCCGAGTGAAGGAAATGGTTGTATTTGCATCGGTGGTGCTGGTCGTAAAACATCATTCATTATAGGTTGTAGTTGTTGTATATCTGTACCCATTTGTATAGCAGGTGACATACCTAAAGCTCCACCCCTATTCATACCTACCCTAGCGAACTCAGGGAACTCAAGTTCATATTCATCTTGTGCTTTAAGTAACTCAGCTATAGTAGAATTAACGGGGTCGTAGTCATAACTTTGTGCTAAACTAGGCATACTACCCGCTATACCAGTACCTGAGCCTTTAGTACTGTAAACGTCGCTTAACGTAGCGGGGGTTAAACCTTGCTGTAGATATCCACTTTGATCTATTGGTCCTGGCATAGTAGCTGGTTCATCATCACCGCCACTTAAAGCATCAAATAATTTACCGCCACTTAAACTATTGGCTCCGCTCGCAGCAATAGCTCCAGCTCCAGCTTTTCCTAATAAATTTAAACCACCAAAAGATTCACGTACACTTTCCAAAGGCATACCAAGTGATGTTATAGCATTAGTACCTGTATAATTTAAAGCAGGGGTTGCCGCATTAGGGTTAACTAAGTTAAAAGTATTAGCTCCTATACTTTCAAAAAAACCACCTATACCTTTACTATGAACCCCAGGTTTTCCAGCCATAAATTTACCTGAAAAACCAGTACCAGAAGGGTCAAAACCAAAACCAGCACCGCCCAACATTTTACCGCCAGCATATATTGATGCACCAGCCATCGCTGCTTCACCGAGGTCTTCACCTTCAGCTAAACCGCCTATACCTCTACCGATACCAGCACCCAACGCTGGACCGACTCCAGGAATAAATAACCCTGCTATAGTGGCGATCTCTTTCGTGTTCTTTTTAACGAACCTTTTTATGCTTTTGAATGCACTTTTTAAACCGCCCATATTACCAACTTATTGAACATCATTTTATTATATATACAACTTTGAACTATGTATAGTAGGCTTCTGTACGGTATCATGTGATATTATCACCGATATTTATAGAAGTATCCCCACCAGTAGAAACCGTAACTTTACCTAGAACAGCTGTAGCCTCGTAACCAAGGTCAATTAACCGTTGACCAATGTCTATCCAGTATTGACCAGTCCATACTTGCAGTACTCCAACACTAGTATTCCATATAAGACTACCAACGTTAAACTTTACTGTATCTCTAGTAACTTGGTTCATTTGCCTTGTATTATCAGGGTCAAACGTACCTAAATTAAGTTCTAATACTCTTACTAATCTATTGTATGTATCAGAAGTAACCTCCTCACCCATAGATTGAGGAAGCCTAGTAGCTAATAATTTGCTCATCTTCTACCGTCGCCTCTTATCTCTATTCTAGTAGCACCTAACCTCCAACCAGTATCGTCGTTACTTCCGTTTGAATTATTATCTTCAGACTCTAAGCGTATAACTGCTTGTCTGGCTCTACCTCTTATGTGAGATTGTTTAGTATTACTAGCTATAGCGTTAGTACTATTAGTACTTAAACTGTCGCCTGGAAAATCTCTAGTCTTTAAAACTAGATTAACTTTGCCATCACTAGTGTTATTTAAAAATTTGATATCAGGTATAATTTTACTAAAGAATGCATATTGTTCACCGTCACCTATATCAAAATCACTGCTTTCTATAAATACGTTGGTCATAGGGCTACCGTCATCATTGTAACCAAACTCATGTTCGTATAGATAGTTTTCACTTACCGCTCTAGGATAATCAACTGTGCCTTCATCTAGCCACGCGGTTCTACTTAACTCACCGTAAGTCCAAACGTTATCATTATAATCATAAACAACGTATCTGTCTATTTCAGTAGAACTAGCTGACGGATAAAACCAACCTACTTCATCATGTGCATTATTAGTAAATGCATTTATCTTATATGCTTGACCACTGTTAATATCATCAAACACATAACTTAATACGCTACAAGGTACTTTTGATACACTACCGTTATAAACGTAAAAATTATCATAACCCATCCAGTATACTCCGCTAGGTGAAGTCACAGCTCCGTTAGGGCTTATAAGACCTGTGTTATTATTAATTAAATTTAAACCAAAAGTAAAAGGAGGTCCAATAAAAGAAACACTATAGAGTGCGGTATCTGTCCATACTAAAGTTTCTTGTCTAGCTTTAACTGAACCTACTATTAAACTGCCTTCAGATAATCTTAAATCACCAGCTGTATTAGTTTCTAGAGGTTCGAATTGTAGCGGGTTTTCTTGGTCACTAAAAGCTATAAGCATAGGGTCAAGTACCCCAGTTCTAGCGTTACCTTCTATAGGGTCAGCACCTAAAACTATAACATGTCTATCAGTTTCCGAAACAGTAACTCCTAAACAAACAGTAGGTACAAAACTGGCTCCGCTAATACCTGTTAAAGCTACGGCTCTAGTATTAACCCCGTTAGTTTTGTCCCAATAAAAAATTTGACCATTACGTACAGCTATGATTAAATCTTCGCCAAAATGATCATGAGACCAATTACGTAACTGGTTGGTCTGAGATAAAGCAGTAACTGAACCCCATGTACCTGTGTTCCACTGCCCAGCCCCGTAACCTGTTGATTGTACATATACATCTAAACCTACGTTAATTTGGTAAACCCCGTCTACTCCGCTACCTCCGTTTCCGCTATCACTACTATTAGCTGTTACGGTAGTACCGCTAGTATTTTTAGCTGTTAAAGTGTAGGTATTAATAGTAGGAACAGAATCAATTTGATATTCTTGATTAAGTACCGCAGCAGTAATTAACCCGCCTAAACTGACTGCTCCGCTTATAGTAACAAAATCACCTGATACTGCCCCGTGGCTAGAATCGGTTGCGGTTATAGTACTACTGCCGTTAGTAGCAGCAAAAGTAATACCATTAGTTGTGGTAGATCTAATTGGGGTAACATCGTTAAAAGTATCTCCTTCTAATATATAGTATTTTAAATGAGTGCCTAAACCTAAGAATTTACTACCGCTTAAAGCTACCCATGAGTGTAAAGCACGACAAGTACCTAAAAAAGTATTAATAGAATCTTTACGCCAACCTCCTACTTTTTCTGGTCTGCCTGCGTTAAATCTTACTAAGTTAGAATCAAACCATCCGCCTTCATTATCATACGCTGTGCCTTCACGCATAATTCCTGGTTTAAATATAAACTTACTTAACGGCATATTAAACCTCGTGCCACTCCTTACCTTCAAATAATAAAGCTTCTGCTTCTCTTCGTCTAATTAACCCATCAAGAGTTTTTCCGTTTGCTTTGTTCCATCTTTTCATTTGTTCTGGTACGCCTTCAAAATTACCTAAGTTTAATACTTTAAGCATAGTAGAAGCTTTTAGGTTAGTTGGACCAAGATTAAAAACCCAAGACACCAATGAGTCAAATTGATTTTGTTTAAGGTCAACCGTTACGTTATCGGTTATATAACCTTCATATTCATCCATCTCATGCAGCAGTAATTTATCCGCTTCTTCTTGAGATATATTATCACCTTCTTTTACACCTTTAGTTGAACCATAACCAATAGTCCAAACACCAGCAGCACAAACGTAAGCTTCTAACTCACAGCCTTCAAACTTTTTAATTAATCCTAATCCTTCTTGTGAAATATTCATATTCTTAGTCCTCTGTATTTGTAGTAACTGTCCTATAATAGACAACAACTTCTTTAAGTTCATTTATGTACCTCTTTAATTCTTGCATATTATACGCCATTAACTCGTAGTCTGACACAGACATAGCTAAAAATACTACCTGTCCTTGGTCTTTTTCTACTCTAGTTAAAAACTCATCTAAGTTTTTATCACTAACTACATACCAATACGGATCTTTTAAATCAATCTCTCTAGGTAGTATAGGCTGAACTATAGTTCTTTGTATAGGTTTAGCTATAACTTCTATCTGTTTACTTGGTATCAGGCTGCAACTGCAAGCCATTATCAAGACTGTCGATGCTACGACTATCTTCTTCAATGCTATCAAATACATCTTTAGTTCCTTTATTTACTCTTGGTTCTATTAAACCTGGTTTTGCTGCTGCTAATTTAGTTAGGTTGTGTCGTTTAAACATATCTAAATAACGGTTCATTTCTGATTCTATCTCTTGGTTTTTAGCCTGTATAGATAACAAACCTTTAGTTTGCAGTGCGAAATCATTTTGTAATGATTCTATCGTAAGTTTTTGTTCTTGACTTCTTAATTCAAACGCTTGATTAAGAGCAGAAAGTTTAGAGTTTTGATTCCATAAAACAAAAGTTGATAACCCTAACACTAATATAATTCCTATAAATATTTTACTCATACGTATAAATTTCCAATGCCTTTGCTTTACCCTTAACTTTAATGGGTTCTAACAATTTTAACTTAAATTTAGACTTTTGTTTAGTATTTTGACCTATAATTAAATCTTCACCTACTTCTTTAGTAGAACTCTCTAGTCTAGCAGCAGTGTTTACTGCGTCACCTATAGCCGTATAATCAAACCTAGAATCACTACCCATATTGCCTATAACAGCTTCACCAGAGTTTATCCCTATACCTATAGC